GGCGAAAGCCATCATGAAGCAAAGACTAGTTTCCTAGCTTTGGTTCGTATTACTTATTTTGTAATGAAGTGAGTATATGAGCTTTAGTTAGCTCTAAGCAAGTGGTTGATTCCACCGCCAAGGCCAGTTAAGAAGATTTCTCCCAAAATGGGAGGAAAAACAAGGACTTCTTACCTTGTCTGTCCAAGTTGGACCGGTAACACATGTACCTTTTTAGGTATGTGCGGAAATCAAATGAGGCATCTTAGAAGCTTCGATACCACATTGGTTTCTCCTGAAAATAGTAATTTGGGAGACTAAATAGAACTTAATAGACTGAGTCTATATAGAAATCAGTCAGTAGGAATTGATTGGCAGAGAAATCTGTTAATTAATAATCCCTGATTGAGGGGACCATGCGATTCGTTTGTTGTCTAAGACAACCTCGAGTGTGAGAACACTGCTTCCAAAGCGACCTGCGGACCACACGACCTTAAAGGTTGTCGTGGAAACCGAAGTGGTGGCCAACTCTCTACATGAGAGGAGGTCTTATCTATTAAATAAATTTAATAATATAAGAAATGAACCAAAAGTTTAACAAACTAGAGGCTCATTCCATCTGGTCTAGTGCTGTAAAAAGCGCTAAGCGATTAGTGGGTCGACTAGTAATAGTCGCTCCGCTACTCGCCGGTTCTCGTTCTCTTGGTTGGGTTAAAGCTACGTTTGTTTTTGTGCGTACGGTATTTGTGATAATCCGGCACCAGGGTTATAAAGGAGCGGCTATGCGATTGAAAAGTGAGAAACTTCTCTTAGAGAAATATCTTGCTCAAGATCACTTAGTTGCGACTCAAAGCCTTGGACCGGCGGTATCTCGTACTAGATCAGGAATCCCGAGATCGATTCCGGCTCATCATCGAAAACGAATTAAAAGTGGAGATCGGGGGGCTATCAGATTATGGTTAGGGCTCTTTACTTTGTATAGAGTTCTACCGTTTGAAGGTAAAACCTCGGTTTCAACAATTATTACTCCTGGAGTGGAGTTGAGAAGTGGACTAGTCAAAGATTGGCAAGCCTTTTGTTGGGCTTTCCGAACAGAGATTGGTATTTATTTCAACGTTCCTTCATTGCCGGAAGGGAAGACCCCGAAAGGGAGTTCTTTCTTTCCGTCTTTGAAGGCTGTGATGGTCCCGTTATTGAAATCGGGCCCAAACACAGCCTGGGCTTGGACTGCGGGTGATCCGGATAACTGTTTTAATAGTTCCCGTTTCTTTGTTGATCTTGCCATTTGGCGAGTTCAGACGCAGACTTGGCGTAAGGTAATTGAAATCTGTCAACTGATGGGTTCCGATTATCTAGTTCGTGGTGATCATAGTACATTGGTATATAACCTCAGTACATCTGAGGGTCTTGGAGATATCCAGGGCCCTGCTGGTCAACTTTGGACAGTGAAAAATCAGGTGTTCCGAGATAAGAATACCGATGCTATTAAGGCACCGGGATCAGGACCTGTGCTTGGCCGATTAGCGACAAAGTCGGAACCTGGTAAAGTGCGAGTGTTCGCGATGGTTGATAGCTTCACGCAGTGGGTGTTGCGTCCGCTCCACCTGTATCTGTTTAAGTCGGTCTTGAAGAGGATCCCACAAGATGGTTTATACGATCAAATAGCACCTGCTAATTTATTAGTAAGGACTATGCGAGAGCGTAAGCTGTCTAAAGTGTGGTCTTTTGATTTATCGGCGGCGACAGATAGACTGCCTGTATCGCTACAGGAGTATCTCCTGAGTGCGTTAACATCACTCAAGCTGGGGCGCTTGTGGAGTTGGTTCATGACTGCTAGATGGTTCGTATTACCTCCTACTTTACGGAACGCTACTTATGGTTCCGGTAAAGAGAAAGGGATAGGGATGGTCAAGTATGCCGTGGGGCAACCTATGGGTGCTTATTCGTCTTGGGCGATGTTAGCTATTACTCATCATTGTATTATCCAGTTCTGTGCGCGCCGAGCTGGCGTGGCAGGTTGGTTTGACTTGTATGCCATACTCGGAGATGACGTTGTGATTGGTCATCATAAAGTTGCCCGAGAATATCAGGTCTTTATGGAGCAGATTGGTGTTGGTATCAATCGTAGCAAGTCTATAACCGGACGTGACTTAACATTCGAGTTCGCCAAACGCTTTTTCTGGAAAGGTGAGGATATTACGCCTCTTCCTTTGTCAGGATTAGCACCTGGTTGGCTCGCGTTGAGTTCCGTTCCGGAAATTGTAGCTACTTTAGCTGTGAGAGGTATTAAGACCTCTTTGTATTCTATAGGGATCTTTGTTGGGTTAGGGTTCAAGGCGGCGTCTGGCTTAGAGGGTAAACTTCTAAGCAAAATGTCGTCAAGAGCCCGAGCCTTATGGTTGATGCTATCTGTACCAGGTGGTTTTTATGGAGTATCGGACTTCCCGACGTGGATGTGTCAGACCCGAAAGGGTTTAATACGTACGCTGAAGGAAGCTGATTTTGCTGCTTGGAGTCAAAGTTTGAAATCGCGCTTGTCTCGATACGAACTTAACTTTCTTATTCAACGGGCAAAGAAAGCCTTAAAGGCCTATGAGCCTGTTGGAGAAGGAAAGTTCGGTTACGATGAGGCAATCGTTTGGTGGAGAAAAGAGGTTCGAGCAGTGATTTTGGATCCAATGCGAAATAAAATTGCTGACATACAGTTAGCGCTAGTTGAACTAGCCCATCTTAAGGTGATGGATTGGCAAGGACTGTTGTCGATCTATAAGCAGTTAGATGAATTGGAAGAGCTCTTTGCTCTGCTTCCCGGACAGTTAAAGGCTAAGAGACGTCAAGTCTCAAATCCGATTTCTAGACGGGTCACAGAGTGGAAGAGAATTCAGAAGATTATATCTGATTAGCTCCGGAGAACTAAATAGAAGTGTTTAGATGCCGGGTGCCCTTAAGGTGATAGACCCAACCGAGAGGTTCCTATTTGATTGATAAGTCATTTAGGTCCTAACGATGAGAACCGCGTCCCTGCCATTGGTAATACTTTGGTATACACAAGTACAGGTGGGTATATGAGCCTTGCAGGCCCGC